TCCATAGTTAATGCGAATTATACGAATTTAAACGAATTGCACGAATCCGCCAGTTGGCGGACAAGCTATTTATTTGTCACTTTTCGGAGCTCGGCGGCAACGATCTTGCGGAGGTTAGCCGTTAACACCTGCGACATCCCCAGGAACTTGCGCTGGGGTATCCTTATTGCATGCGCCCTTGTACGTGGTAGTTTATGACCCTCGGTGGCTAATTTACCCGCCGCCCGGTTGCTCACAAAGCAAATCTTCCCTTTCTTCTTAAAAAATGCCGTCCCTCCGGGATGGTTGATTGTTCCTCCTTCGTTATGTATGCGGGCATAGGGGAGCGTGGTGCCCACTGATACACTGTTTTCGGTTCTGCTCAATACGCGAATATCCTTAAAAAGGTGACCGCTCTGCTTGCCGATCAATACACCCCGGCCGGAATCTTCATCATTTTTGCGCTTTGGCCAAACTTCGAGGCTCGCATCGACAAAGCCGCCCTGCCTGAAGTTTTCTTTTGTATGCCTTACTGCCTCGGCCCCCAGGAGCGGTGGCAACCGCGAGATGGCGTTCTGCGCCTTGCGCTTTAGTTCATCGAGGTTAACGCGGTTGCATGATAGATGTATCATATTTGCGAATTACAACTCATCAATATATTGTTGCGCCATATCCAACCCGGTGGATAACGCGGCATCGCTGGCGGCGGCCATGGTTGGGTTTTTATCGGTAAATATCTCACCAGTTTTACCGGGGTTGTTGGCAAACTGATCCGGCACAGTGTAGAGGTCCATTGCCGCGACATCGGTTGGCTTAGCGTCGGGATTGGTCACCTGCACCACGTCGCACCTGCAACCCCAGTCGTTTGGCGGGTAGTAGGTATCCCAAAACGGATCGTCAACCGCACAGATAATGCCGTCCAGTATGGCATGTTCGGCACGCACCCGGTCATCTTTTGCGGTGATGTATTCAAGGTAAGGCATTACTTCGGCGTCGTCAACATATCCCTGCCATTTTTCGGTCATCTGCCCGGCGCTTGTAGAGGTATTCCACTCTGTTTGCATCCAATTTTTATTGTACTGGATATTCAAAGAATCAACTACCTTGCGGAAGTTGGCGAATGATAGCGGGTTGCCCTCACTATCCAGCATCATTGCCTTCATGTCGCGTTGCATCGCTTCCGTTTTTGCTGCGCTGAACTTGTACGCATTTTTGATGAGCTGCTCACCCAACGCCCTGCGACTGCTACCAAATTCATAATCGGCAATTGTACCGAATCCAGCCTCAATATTTTTAACAAGATTATCGGCAATTAGCTGCACCATGTCTTCGTCAACCGTGAACCCATCGGGTAGGTTGTCGTCGTAAATCATTTTAGCAATACGCCTTGCCTCGTCCTGTGTGGCTGCCGTAAATGCATCAATGGGGTTCGATTTACCGGTAATTGATTTGAACAGCGCTGCGAGGGTTTTACGCAGGGACGGGCGTTTTGGGATGGAACCAGTAACCTTTTTCCCGGCGTCGGGAATTTGGTCGGGTGCGGGTGGAATGTCGGTTGGCGGGGTGGGGTTGTCGGGTAGAGACGCGCCATGGCGCGTCTCTACAGGGGGAACCGTAACCGCAACCGGCGGAACCGCCTTCAATTCGTCGTAATTATCGGGTTTAGGGATATCAAATGTTTCATAAATGTAATCGTCTCCAATGGGCACACCCATATCCTTAATAATTTTGACCATGTCCAGCTGAACCTTACGGCTCAACTCCTCGGTATCCTGGTAGAAGAATTTACCACCTGCAACCGGGAAGCCGTGCAGCTCGAGCAGGTGGTAAAAATCGTTATTCAGAATAGACATAATGTCCATGCAGTCTTCGTTAAAGACATCCTGCTCACCGCGCTCGTGTATCTCACCCAGTGCCCTGGCTCCCTTCGTGCCTGCGTCGGTTGTTAGCGTGGATCCGATTATCAGTTTTGATATCTCCTCGTTACATGCGGCCTTAAGGTGAAGGTAAATATCGCCGGTTAGGTTGCTCCCCGATGCGTCGACCGTAACATCTGTACCCTCCGGATAAGCAATAAAGGGCGAACCGCCCAGCTTCTCTAACATCGAAAGCAGCGCGGTCTTACCCGCCTCATCGTTAGGCTGATATTTCCCTTTCCGGAGCGGACGGCCAAAAAGCTCGGCTAACTCCGACCAGTCGCCCATGCAACCGCGCTTCCAGATTACATATTGTGCGGCGGATACGAGAGAACCCAGATCGCGCGGTGTACCCACCTCGATTATATAATTACACTCCGGAGCGCTACGGTAATCAATGCCGGTGCTATCGCCCTGGTTGATGGTGACAAGGCCGAATTCCGGTACTACGTGCTTACGCGGCACCAGATTATATTTAAGCTTCTCACCGGTGAAGTCTATTTGTATGAGTGTGTGGCCAAAAAAACGATGATCGATCAAATCTGACAGCATCATCCGAAAGGCACCCGTGTTAATAAAATCTTCTATCTCTGCAACCGAGTCGCCATCCTTTAAGAAAGTAATGGGCATGGCACGCACTGCCCTACGGCGTTTATCAACTACAGACCTGAGGTGTGCATCGAGCATAAGGTCATCGTAAAGATCGTAAAGTGCTCTGCGGCGTGGTGAAATAATACTCTCCGCCGCCTGAATTGCGGTACGCCACGAGGCGATATCTACATTTGTCCGGTACGGTTGCTTCAGGATTAACTCGGTTACGTTAATAGTGCCGGTATCTCCCTTCCTACGCAATATTTTAGCCATATCTTTAAAAATAAAATTTAATAATGTGAAACACGTTTATCGTTAGATCCCCCAACGATGGGTGAGTAAACCTGAGTTGGATTTCCAAGCGTGAGGGTGAAGGCGCCATTTTGCGTATCCTTTAAAAATTCGATAGATGCCTTATAACGCTCCTTCCGTGTATTAGGAATTGATGCCGGATCGACATACGACCATATGTGATATATTGCCAGGTCCTTTGCGATCATCAGTATCATTTCGTCGCGCGAAGTTCCGGTTTTTGCGAACTCGGCAAGGATATCGTATTTGTCGATAATATACGCCTTAATCTGCCCCATTGCCTGGGCGCATGCAGTAGTGATAATACTGTCGTCGCTGTTAAAGTCGAGCGTTTCGAGCAGCTGCTGTTCAATGCTTTTTGCGAGATCGGATTTTGTGAGATATGACATGATAATTATTTATTTTGGTTTGTCGTAGAGACGCCCAAATTGGGCGTCTCTACGGTTATTAATATTTTTTAGATCCTCCTTTTCGCACACCCAGGGTGATGGGTTCGGAGGCAATTATTTTTTGATTCAGCATAAATACGCCTCCCTCTATGGCGTCGGGTCCGTCTATATGGCTTGTGGTGTTGGCCGCAAAGTTTCGGAACTGGTCCTCAAGGCGCAGCATGTGGGGGTTGGTCTTTTCGTCCTCGTTAAAGATCAATCGTCCCTGCCGGTTCAACGGTTCGAGGTTCCCCTCGATGCGGGCAAATTTATCGGGCTTTTTGCGCACGTCGGGAGTGACATGGACGTAGTGCCCCTTCTCTTTACCCACGCTGAAAAACAGCGGCTGAAATACCTGTTCATAAAACGGATCCTGTAGCGAGTTATTCTCAATGTAATTGTACACCTGTGTACGCTGTTTGGCATACTCTTCGATATCGTAATACCATTGCACGAACTTCGCGTTCTTTACCTGTTCGAGGTAGCCTGTGAAAATGTAGAACTTCCCTTCAAACTGTCCGATAAGGAATAAAGCCTTGTAGCAGTTGTCCTTATTCTCCTTATTCGAGGGGGCGGGGTCGCCGTAGGCAGCCAGGAACCGGAATTCCGACAGCTTAGGGCATTTCCCCCACGTTACCTCCTTAAATACGGTACCCTGGATTATCGGGTTATTGTAATACTCCTTCTGGATAGAGTTGTACGAAATTTTTGAAAGCAACCAATCGATATGTTCCTCGGTGTTTTTATCGGGCCAGGTTGACTTCCCGTTTTTATCGCGAGTGTTAATCGTATCGACATGGTCGGCTTTGTCGGAGCTCCGGGCGATGATGCTGTTTTTGCTGATCAGGTTACCCTGAAAAACAATCCTGACATTCCCGGAAACGGAAACGGTGGGGATCAAAGCCTGTTCGACCCAGTCCCAGGTATCCTGGACCCGCTTTTCGTTGCGGCACCGCTCGTCCGTATCAATATCATCTATCCGTATTACCTCGGGGCGCACTGCCTCGTTACGCGTTCCGCGGGGTGATTGTCCGGCACCAATTGCCCTGAATGAACAACCCTTCCGGGTTACGAAATCGCCCATTTCCCACTGTCGGAAGCCCTTCTGTGTACCATAATCGGAGATTAGCCGGGCGTTGCTTTCGAGATTAATCAAGTAAGGCATCAGAAGCTCCTCGGCATTGTCGTAGGTATGCGATACCAGGAGGAAGTTACGGGCGCGTCCGGTCATGGCCATGTAAATATCTTCCATCATCCCGCGCGTGCTCTTAGCCAGCTCGCGGCTCCAGCGTCGGACTTCGTACCAACGGTTATTTTTCAACAGCCGCTCTGTCGCCTTTCGGTGAAACGGAGCCGATGGACTCGAATAATAGGCCGGAAAGTAATAAGCAAACCAGCTCTCCGAGTTTTTCTCAAGCTTGATTATCCTGGCACGGCGCGTTATCTCATCCTCGACCGGGAGCGGCGTACTGCGCATGAGATTATCGCGGTAGGCTTCCCAGCGTTCGATTTGATCTTTTGTGGATTTTGGGGCCATGATTTTATTTTGGTGTAGAGACGCACAATTGTGCGTCTCTACAGGTTGTTTAAATGTTCCTTAATTGCTCTTTAATGAACGCGTCCTGCAACTCTACCATTTTTTTTGATAGCGTAAAATCGGCCTCCCTGAGCCAATTGCCGAACTTGATAAATACATCGATATATATGGAGATTGAAAGCTCTGTTTCGAGCGATTTGGCTGTGGACGCGAGCTTGGATAATGTATCTGCCTCACTTGGTTTGATTGGGCGCACCACCCGGGCTCCTTCGAGGTTCTCACTCTCAAGGGAATCAAAAATCTGATTTATTTGCGCATAAGTGCGGCTAAGTGTTTCCTGTCGGCTAATCACAAAGTTTGCCTTAAGGCTCTCCCAGTTGCCGTCGGCCTTCCACTTTGTTATTGTTTGCGCAGATGTACCTACCCGCCCAGCAATTTCGGCCTGCGAGAGGTTATCTTTCAGGTAAAGCATCCTGGCGTAATCCTTACGCATGATCATCGTTGTTTCACTCCTGGCCATGGTTTGCGTTTTATTTGTATCACAAACTTACACCTTACCCTTATGAGTGACAATTCGGCTTTTTTTAAGGGTTGAAATATGGCGTAAAACGTTTATATACTGCGAATTTAACAGCATAATCTACCACCTTACAAACCTGATTTGCAGCATGATTAAATTAATCGAAAATTTGCGTTGAAGTTCACAGACACACTTAACACTTATTGTAATGTACGGAGATATTTACATCTATAAACCGATTGGACCACGCACCGAAGAGGACGATGATGTAATCACCGCCGGTGATGTGCAGAGCCAGCTGGATTGGTGCGACAGCGATACTGTAACCGTGCATGTGAACTGCCCGGGCGGGTCGTACTTCGAGGGGTTGGCCATCTTCCATGCGCTGAATGCCTGCCCGAAACATGTTACTGTAATCGTTGAAGGGATAGCGGCCAGTATGGCCTCTGTTATTATCCTTGCTGCTGACGAGATAGTAATGTCGCCGTTTGCCAAGATAATGACCCACGGCATCAGCGGAGAGAGTTGCGGAAGTGCGGCACAGCTCCGCGAGGATGCTAACGAGATGGAAACCTTTGAGGCCTCGATGTTAGAAATTTACTCACGTCGCACTGGCTTAACCGCAGATGCATGCCGGACAAAGTTTATGGCCGACAGCGATACCTGGTTTAACGCAAAGGAGGCCGTTGCCGCTAAATTGGCCGACCGGATAGAGCAGGGAAAATTAACAGCGGACATGAATAACGCGAATCGGAATTCGCGTGACCCGAATCCGAACCAGGCGCTGGCATTTTACCAGTCGTGCGCTGCGATACTACGTGTACCCAATCAATCAAAAGATATGGATTTTATAAAAATTAAGAATCAATTCCAACTTAGTGACGATGTTACTGAGGATGCCTTCCTTGCCCAGGTCGAGGGATGGCGGACAAAAGTGATCGAAACAGAGCAGCTCACCGCTCAGTTAGATAGTTTTAAAACTGCTGCTGCACTTGCCGAGACTGCCCGTATCGAGGGGCTGATATCACAGGCGGTGAATGAAAAAAGGATTGTCGCCCCACAAAAGGAGATGTGGAAGAGCCTGTTTGCCGCCAATGCCGAAAATGCCGAGAAGGCGCTTATGGGTATTGCACCCGCTAAGGATCTAACCAACATCTCCACTGGTGGAACGCCCGACGAGCGTGAAGAGCTTGCAAAGCTAACCTTCGATCAGATGGACAGGAGTAATAAGCTGGAACGTGTAAGGGGCGCTTACTACGACCTTTACGAGGCGAAGTTTGAGGAGAAATTTGGCAAAAAGCCAAATAAATAACTGGGACGCGCTATAGCGCATCTAATAACTGAGACGCGCTATAGCGCGTCTGTACGGAATAATCATCGAATTTTTAATTTTTAATTCATTTTATATTATGAAAATTTTTAAAGTACTTATTTCGCTTTTGTTTATCGCCTGTACCGCCACGGTATTTGGCGCTGTGTCGGGTATTGAACCCGGCTACATCATGGCTTGTCTGACCGCCGTTTCTGTAATTCCGATGCCAGCCGGTGTGCTGGGTATGGCCATCACAAAGGAGTTGTGGATAAACGACGTGGTTGCGAACCTGTTTAAAGCCAACCCCCATCTTGCGAACGCCTATAATGCGGATGCTTTTGTGTATCAAGGTAAGGTAGTGCATATTCCTAACGCGGGGTCGAAACCGGCGATTACGAAGAATAGAAGCTCATACCCGGCAACTGTAGTTAACCGAACCGATACAGACATTACCTTTTCGCTCGACGAGTATAGCTCTGAGCCGGTAAGGATTGCAAATGCTGAAAAATACGAATTAAGCTACGACAAGAGGGCCAGTGTGATGGGCGCGCAGTATGCGTCGATTGCCGAAACAATTGGCGACTGGTTTTTCTACTACTGGGCACCAACCGTTCTTGCGCAAATGGCCCGTACAACCGGCACCACTGCGGCGGCTACTTATACCGGTGCAACCGGAGTGCGTAATATTCTGATGCTGGCTGATATTCAGAAAATGCAAAAGCTGTTTAATAAGCAGAACATCCCTCAGATGGATCGATTTGCACAATTAGACGCTGACATGTACGATCAGTTATTGAACCAATTGAATGCAACAACCTACCGCGATTTTTCGGCGGCGATGAACCTCGAGGCTGGCGTAGTGGGCAAATTATTTGGATTTACCTTCCTGGCGCCACGCACCACTGTGCTGGTGTACGATAACGCAACGACCCCAGTCCCTTACGATCCTTCGCAGACCCCGACCGCGGCTACAGCCAACGCCGCCGGATTGTTCTGGCATAAGGACTCGGTAATAAGGGCGCTTGGGCAAAACGATTTCTTTGAAAACTTGAATGACCCGCTCTACTATGGCGACGTGTACTCTACCCTTGTGAGGGCAGGCGGACGTGTGCGCAGAAACGACGGTTCCGGCGTTGCCGCATTGGTTCAGGCATAGTGATATAAACCCCCGATAGCCGGGGAGCGGTGGACATTTAAACGAAGCCGCTCCCCTATTGGGTGAAAATTTACAGGATGAAAAGAGGGGTAAAAATATTAATCGTTGTATTAATGGTATTGATAGGGTGCAGGGCGCAAAGGGGTACAATTACCCCTTTACAACAGGTGGCGATTCAGTACCGCGAAAAGATTGTTGAACGGTTGGTTCCCGTTGTGATGCCCCCCGACTCGGCAAGTGTTAAGGCGCTATTTGAGTGCAACGAAAAGAACCAGGTTGTGCTTAAGGAGCTAACAGATATCAGGAGTAAAAATGTAAGAAGCCGGTATTCATTGACAAACGGGGCATTTCGGTATTCCGCTCTAACAAAACCGGACACCGTCTACCTGCGTGCAAAGGATAGTATTGTATCGAGGGATGTACCTATCAGGGTAGAAGTACCGGTGGAGGTGAACAGGCTAACCTGGTGGCAAAAAACGCAGATTTATGCGGGGCGGATTTGTTTTATCCTGTTTTTTTTATTAGGCGCTTATGAGATAATAAAATGGAAAATAACCCTTTAATTTAAAATATAATGAGCTATAAATTAGGTCAGGAACAGGGCATTAAATGGGCGACAAAGCTGCTATTGGGCAAGTTGTCTGCCGGGCTGGAATTATCGACTGATTCGGTTGACGTAACCAACGACACCAGCGCTGGTTTTAAAGAACATTTACCAAGCGATCTGGGAGGAACGGTAAGTTTTTCAGCCGTTTATGATCCCGCAGCTACTGTGGGTCAGGGCTGCGAAGATTTAAAGGCAGATTGGCTCTCGAAGAGCATTAAGGCTTTAACCTTCGGAGGACTCGTTACCGGCGATAAAATTACCTCGGCAAATGCCTTTATTACGAAGTTCAGCCAGAGTGCTAAGCACGGTGATAAAATTACGTGCGATGTAACTTTCCAGTTAACCGGCGCGATTACCAATACAACATCGGCATAATAGCGCAGCATGATTAACGAGGCTATCAAATTAGAGTTTAAGGGCAGAGTACGCGAACTACGCTTCGGTATAGGTCCAAGCAGAATTCTGTGCCGGGACAGGGGGATTACGGTAAGCGAGATGCATACCATCAGCATTAATGAGTTGATTCAGGATATCATCTGTGCGTCGCTCGAATTCGAATGCTACATTAACGAGCAGCCCGTTGACTTCAATAAATGGGAGGTATACCAATGGATTAACGATCTTGACCAGGAAACGTTTCAAAGTATTTTCGAGGTGTTTATCAAAACGCGTACAGTCGGACAAAGTGTATACGACGTATATATGAAAAATCTGTCGCAAGCGGATGGAGAGGCACCCGACGAAAAAAAAAACAAACGTGGGATGATTTAGACGAGTTTGCCATTGGCGAGATGGGAATATCCCCTGAGCGTTTTGAGCGAATGACCTGGCGGGAGTTTGAACTTAATGTCAGGGGATATTTTTTAAGGCTCGCGCGTCAAAAATGGATGTTCAGGGAGCTGATATGGAACCTGTGGGCCAGCAATGCCACCTCACAAAATTTTAATTTAGACCGTAAGGATATTATGCTCCTCCCCTGGGATGAGGAGGACCCACCACGAAAAGAATATACACCGGAAGAGATAGAGGAGATAAGGAAGCGGTTCGACAATATTGGGGTGTAATGAATGATGAAATTATAATATGGCAGCAATCGACGATTTATTTATAAGGATTTTTGCAGACGGCTCGCAGCTTGGGAAGGGGCTGAATGAGGCACAGGACAAAGTCAATGTATTCAGCGACGGAATGTCGAAGCTGGGAGATACCATCAAAGGGTATCTGTCAGTTGCAGCCATTGAAGAGTTTGTACGATACAGTATGAAAGCCGGTGATGAGGCAGACCGTGCGCTCGCAAAGGTGGCACAAGCGATTAAAACAACCAACGGTGTTGCCGGTAAATCGTTAGAGGACCTTAAATCGGCAGCTGATGATTTTAAAAAGTCGACGCTGTTTGATGATGACCAGGTGTTGAACGACGTTTCCGCACAGCTTTTGACCTTTTCGAATATTGCCGGTGAGAACTTTCAACGCGCTCAGGTGGCGGCGCTTGATTTGGCTACTGTATTAGGAGACGGAGAGGGATTAAGGGGTATTGCAATTCAATTAGGAAAGGCACTTAATGACCCGGTTACCGGATTAACGGCCTTAAGACGTTCGGGTGTTTCGTTTTCATCAGAGCAGCGAAACATGATAAATGCATTTGTCGAAACAAACGAGGTAGCTAAGGCTCAGGCCATCATTCTTGGTGAGGTAGAGCGGCAGTATGGAGGGCAGGCAGTTGCTGCCGCGGCGGCGAGTAACGGGATGAAACAATTTAGCCACGATCTGGACGATGTGGCTAAGGCTTTTGGAGGGGTTATTAATCACTCATCAATATTGCACGATGTACTTACCACATTATCAGCGGATATTAATATCCTTTTAAGCCAGGACGCTAACTGGTTAGAGAAATTCGTTGCAGTTACTAATCCGGGATATAGTGGCGCTATGGCAAAGGCATTCGATCAAAGGGATAAGGATAACCTTCAGGACCAAAGGCTTAGCATGTACAGCGGCGGTGAGTCGGATGCGGGAGGACCGCAAAAGAAGGAGGCTGAAACTTATGGCCGGCTAAAACAGGAGCTAAAAGCATTACAGGAGGAGTTGGAACTTGCCACCAAAAGCGAAATAGAGGGTATTAACCGACGTATCGATGCAAAAAAGGCTGAAATAAAGCAATGGGAGGATGTTGGCCGATCGGTTAAGAATTACAGCGGGTCAATTAAGGAACTGGAAAATCAATTATCTGCGCTAAATGAAAAGCGCGACACGACCGCTGGAATTGGAAATATTGCAGCGGTTAATGAGCAAATTAAGAAAAAAGAGGAGGAGATAAAACTCCTCAAAAATGCCTCCCTGGCATGGGTGGCGTATGGTGCAACGGTCAGCCAGACAATGACAAGTATGCTACCAAAATTTACCAAACTGTCAACAGACATGAAGCATACGTTTGCCGATGCACATACCATGACCAATAAAATGCTAAAAGAGGAAATGGATAAGATGAAGCAGTGGACAGACTTCGTCCAGTCGGCCATATCGACGGTAATATCGGGATCGGCTAATCTTATTGGAAATTTACTGGGAGATTTAATCACCGGGCAGAGTGACGCATTTAGTTCGGCGCTGGGGACACTTGGAAGTATAATAGGGCAATTGGGTCAAATGGCCATCACCGCCGGTTCGATGATGTTAGCAATGCAAATAATGCTTGCTAACCCGCTTAACCCAGCGGCTGCCTTAACCCTGATTGGATTGGGTATTGCGGCTGTAGGAATTGGGAAAGCGATATCAAACATATCAAAATCATCATCGTCCTCCGGTAGTAGCGGTTATGGATCGTCGGGGTCAGGTTCCGGCACATTTGACACACGTGCGGCCATTGGCGGAAGCGGACAGACCGTACAATTAAAATTAGTTGGCAGGGATTTAGTTGGCGCAATACAGGTGAATAAGCTCTATTACGGCAGACAGGGGTAGAACGAGGGCACGACTGCACGACTGCACGACTACACGAGGGAACGAGGGAAATGAGTAACGACAAATTAAAAAAATGGCATACGGGACAAAATATCATTTTCAATTTACAGATTTTTTAGGGGATACTACCCTTGTAAGTCTGAAACTGCGCGGTTGGGTGGGCGTTGATACGCTCCTGTCGCTGGGTGGTATTTCGTATGAGTTTGGACAAAGCCAGGCTTTAAATGTCGTAAGAGGTTCCTCGGCAAAAATTGGATTATGGAGCCTTACCCAGGGACAGTTTGCGGAGTTCAGGGATATCACCGACCGGATGTGGATGGTGGAAGTTGTTAAGAATTCTGCACCCTATTGGAATGGCTGGATAACACCTGAAATATTTTCGGAACCGTTTAAAAAATCGTTACCCTACCGCATAGAGCTTACGGCTGTTGACGGGTTGGGTGACCTTACAAATATAGCTTACCCAATCGACCTATCGACAGAAAGATATGTAAGATCGTCTTTTAGAACAATAATTAGCCGGTGTTTAAATACTATTTCTATACCGCTTAATTTTTGCTTTTCGGCTACAATCCGTCCAACGGGCACAACCGGCGATATGTTTAGCCACTGCTATTTCGATGCCTCGACGTTTGTTGACGATTCGGGCGATCCAATTATGTGCGATAAAGTTCTTGAGCGGATATTTCCAATAGGTATTACCATTAAGCAATGGCGCGGTAAGTGGTACATTGTACGGACGGCAGACCTGGTTGGCCCGATACCGGTGTACGAGTATGATAGCTCCGGTTCTTATGTAGATGACTACTATATCGACCTGAGCGAAACAATAGATGATACGTCAAATCACCTTGCAAAGAATATACCGGTTGAGCAAAGCGGAATAATGAGCCAGGTGGCAGCTTATAAGAAGGCTGCGGTTTCGGTTAATTTTGGTAAAAAATCATCGATGCTCAGAAATCCTGATTTTGCATTACCAAATGATTCATGGTCAATTTCGGATGGATCTCCGGCATATGGGCAGGTGCTTTATCAAACCGCGTCAGGGGTAAGTTATGTATATATAATCCCGGACGATGTGGCGGGGGTTAATACGGGAATACTACAATCAATCAATGTTCAGGCCTCAGCATCCGCTTTTTCATTTAGTGTAAATGTCGCCCCCTTTTCGTCTCCATCTCTTGCATCAATGCTTCTAAGTGTGCGGTTTAAGGTCGTGTTGGTTGGTACGTCGCAGGTATATTACCTAAATAAAGCGACTGGATGGACACTTACCCCCTCGTGGATTGATATATCCGGCTTATCGAGCACTATTTTAGGGCAGGAAATTACCTGGCATACCATAAAAATAATTACCGGGAGTATACCCGTTTCGGGTGTTATGCAGGTTTTCTTATGTAGGCAGCCCTATTCTACACAGGGTACCGGAGTTGGTTATACGGCGGTTAATGCAGTGCACGTAGATGATGTTTATGCATCAACAAATTTAATGACAGGGGTTAATAACTCCGATTATAATTACATACCTGGCACACTGGACATTGTGGTTAACGACGCCCCAAACGTTGACAATGCGAGGCTGATGTACTCTAATTATATAAGCGATGTTGACAATGTGCCAACTACGAATTGGAGCGTGGACGGACTTACAGGGACTTATACTTTAGCTGAGTTATACCTAAGACATGCGTTATCGCTGCATAACAGACCGCTAAAGGTGATCAGCATGACCATGCGCGGAAGCATAGAATGGCCCGGCGTAATGTCTGACCGCGAGAGTAACTGTTATGAGATAGTATCAGCAACTCTTTCAGGAAGAAATTGTGAGTGGCAGCTTGAGCTGAGAGAAATAATTCATTATACTCCACTTTCACTGTCTCTTACCGAGGGTACCACCATAACCCCGGGTTCGAGCGCGGCCACTCCGGCTGGCATTAATGAATCATCTAAATTAGACGCTTACGTATCTAATATCTATAAAATAGCCTATAACGCCACTCTTCAGCGGCTTGAGGTAGATGGCGACTTGTATGTTAATGGAAACATTACCGCATCAAAAGAGATAGCGGCATGGATTGCCGCGGCTGTTACGAGCGATGTATTGGCGGGATTAACGGCACAGGCTCCGCTGACGAAGATAAGTAACTCGCAGATTGGTCTGCTTTACGATTCGACAACATTGGCGGTAGTTGCAGGTAAGTTAACCGTAATTGGCGGCACTGGCGGCGGAACCGGTACCGGAGGTGGGACGGTTACGAGCGTGGCATTAGCGTTACCCGGTGAGTTATCTGTGTCGGGCAGTCCGGTAACTGTATCAGGGACTCTTACAGCGGCGTGGGTGGCTCAGTCGATCAATAAAATATTTGCGGGTCCAACCTCCGGGTCAGCCGGAACCCCGGCCTTCCGATCTCTGGTGGCCGCGGATATCCCATCGCTCGACTGGAGCAAGATAACAACTGGAGTTCCGGGCTTCCTAACTGCCATTACCTCATTGATGGTGACCAACGCCTTGGGCTTTACGCCGTATAATTCGACCAACCCTTCGAACTATCTGACGGCGATTACTAAGGCGATGATTGAGGCGCAGCTTACCGGGGCAATTACAACACACACGCATGCGGCTTACCTCACTGCGATTACCTCGCTGATGGTGACTAATGCTTTAGGTTTTACGCCGTATAATTCGACCAACCCGTCGAACTATCTGACGGCGATTACTAAGGCGATGATTGAGGCGCAGCTTACCGGGGCAATTACAACACACACGCATGCGGCTTACCTCACTGCGATTACCTCGCTGATGGTGACCAATGCCTTAGGTTTTACACCGTATAATGCAACTAACCCGTCAAACTTTATTAGTGCAATAACCTCGTTGATGGTGACTAATGCTTTAGGGTTCACGCCGTATAATGCAACTAACCCGTCAAACTTTATTAGTGCAATAACCTCGTTGATGGTGACTAATGCTTTAGGGTTCACGCCGTATAATGCAACCAACCCGTCAAACTTTCTGAATGCAATTACCAAGGCGATGATTGAGGCACAGCTTACAGGTTTGATTACTACTCATACGCATAATTATCAGCCAGTAGACAATGATCTTATCG